ACCGGGGGTAGCCGTTATCTCCGGCGGTACAGTCACAGTATTCGGGGAGACCCGGAACATCCTCCAGGGCATGAAAGCCCGGAACCCGGATGGCAGCGTAAACTACACGAGGTTGGATATCGTATGATTAATGTTAATTCCATCATAAAAATGGACTGGGGCCGCATACAGGCTCTTACAGACGCACAGGTAACAGCCCTTGAGCAAACGGCGGAATATCTGCACACGGAAGTAGTACAGGCGCAGGTGATGCCTTTTGATGACCCCAGAGTAGAAGAATACAAGGTATATGGTAAGCGCGGTCAGTTTGCTAAAAATGGCCGTGAGTATAAAGGCAAAATAAAGAAGCGTACCCTGCGTGGAGGACATCTTCAAAACGACAGCACCTTTGTTGATTATTCTGGTTGCAAGTTTGGTAAGGCAACATTGGTTTCAAATACACCCTATGCAAGACGTTTGTATTTTCACCCAGAATATCATTTTGATAAAGGTGAAAACCCTCATGCTAAGGGCAAATGGCTGGAAGATTGGCTTCCGGGAGGAAGTAAGGACCAGGACTGCCAGAAGACATATAAGCAGATATATAAAAGGATTACGGGGGTGTGAGTATGGAATTGGCAGATATCAAGGACTGGATCAAGACGCTGGGAGTGGGAGACCACTTTTATATAGGTAAGCTGGAAAATAAAAAAGAGCGGTCTATAGGTGTCTATCAGCGTCAGATTTCTGGCGGCGCAAATATAGCCCTGGGCGGTCTGGACAATACAAAGACGGCCAGTAAAGCTGTATCTATCTTAATCCATTGGGATAAATATGCCAATGAGACAGAGGAGGCAGCCCAGGCCCTGTATGACAAGCTTTTACATGTAACAGATTTGGAGATTGCCGAAAAACATGTGGATTACCTGCAGTTGGATGTACCGGAGCCCATTGACGTGGGAACGGATGACAACGGCGTGTATGAGCGTGTGATCTGGCTGACACTGCATTACGAAAGGTAGGTAGAAAAATGGCAGGAAAGACAGGAGTATACCCTTGTTATAAAAACCAGTTCCAGGTAGGGGATGCCAAAGAAGGGGCAACCTCTATTGCGGATATGGAAACATTTGGCGTCAAATTTGACAATGGCGTAGAAGAATGGTACCCCTTCGATACGGAAGGATGGGCGCGCAGGCTGGCAACAGCGAAGAGCATCACCATTTCCGTATCCGGGAAAAGAAATATTGGGGATACCGGAAATGACTATGTATTTAATAAGACTTTTAAGAATGGGCGGGACGCGGAAGGTTATTTCGGCTGGACATTCCCGGATGGGACGATTATCTCCTGGGATGCTGCAGTTTATAACATCACGAATACGGGGGCAGGTAAATCCACTGAGGTTGGCCCACTTGAATTTGATGTGATGAGCAATGGAAAACCAACGATAACATTACCATCAGGAGGTGGCGCATAATGGCAAAGACTATTGACATTACAGACAAACTGGCTTTTGACGAGAATCCTAAACTGGTCATTAAGGGCAAGGAGCTGGAGGTAAATGCAGACGCTACCACTGTCCTGAAGATTATGGGAATATTGGGTGATGGAGAAAATGTACAGCCCAATGATGTAGTAAAAATGTATGAGCTGATCTTCAGTGATGCAGACCGTAAAAAAATTGACAAGATGAAACTGCAGTTTTCGGACTTCCAGACGTTGGTCTTTTCGGCCATCGGCCTGATCACCGGCGAGGAAGAATCGGGAGAGTGATGACCCGTACTACGACTTGATAGATGATTTTGGACTTATCATATCATCTTTTCAGACGCAGTACGGGTTACGTTTATCCCGGGAGCTGCCCCAAATGAAATGGGATGAATTTAAAGACATGCTGTCTGGTCTGGGACCCGATACACCGCTTGGCCGGATTGTGTCTATCAGAGCCGAAGATGACCCGGAAATTTTGGAGTATTTTAGCCCGGAGCAGAAGCGCATCAGAATGGAATGGCGGACGCGCAGGGCAAAAGCAATGTCTCAAGAGAATATGGAGGGATTTCTGGAATCCATGAAGCAGGCTCTTATTTATGCAGCGGGAGGTGTGAATAATTGAAAAAATGAAAGTGAAATGCCCTTATTGTGGGCATGAGCAGAAAGTACAGTACATTCCGGATGCAATATGCCGGGGCATATTTTTTAAGTGCCAGGCAAGGCACTGTAAAAAAGAATTTGAGATAAAGATTAATCAGGACAAGTAGTGCCCATGTGCCGATGTCCTCTAAAAGAGGCAGGTGGTATATGTGGCACAGAGTGTAGGCCAGATCGGGCTTGACCTGGTGGTCAATAAAAATCAATTTGAGAAACAGATGTCAGGTATCACAAACCTGGCAAAAAAGGCAGGTGTAGCCCTTGCGTCTGCCTTCGCTGTCAAAAAACTTGTGGATTTCGGTAAATCCTGTATTAAACTTGGTTCGGATTTGGCAGAGGTTCAGAACGTCGTTGACGTCACCTTCCCGTCTATGACAGCGCAGGTAGATTCTTTCGCCAAGAATGCGGCAGCCAGCTTCGGCTTATCCGAAACAATGGCAAAAAGGTTTACCGGTACATTCGGGGCTATGGCCAAGGCATTTGGCTTTTCCGAGAAGCAGGCCTATGACATGGGGACTACTCTGACGGGTCTGGCTGGGGACGTGGCGTCCTTTTACAATATCAGCCAGGATGAAGCGTATACAAAACTTAAATCCGTATTTACAGGTGAGACTGAGACCTTAAAGGATTTAGGCGTCGTAATGACCCAGAACGCCCTAGATGCCTATGCAATGGCAAACGGTTGGGGTAAGACCACCCAGGCCATGAGCGAGGCGGAAAAAGTAGCCCTGCGGTACCAGTTTGTGCAGGACCAGTTGTTGGCGGCAACCGGGGATTTTGTACGGACGTCAGATTCATGGGCTAACCAGGTCAGGGTCTTGAAGCTTCAGTTCGACAGTCTAAAGGCAACTTTGGGGCAAGGGCTTATAAATGTCCTGACCCCTGTTTTGAAGTTGTTGAATCAGCTACTGGCCAAGTTGACAACTGTAGCGTCTGCATTTAAGTCCTTCACGGAAATGCTGACAGGAAAGAAAGCAGAAAGTGGTTCCGGTTTTAAGGATACGGCGTCTGACTTGTCGGCGGCTGCGGGCGCAGCAGATTCCCTGACAGATTCTACAGAGGGTATAGGAAAGGCAGCGGAGAAGGCATCCAGAAGCCTGATGGGCTTTGACAAGATCAATAAACTGCAGGATAAGAATGCCAGTGGCACCGGAGGCGGCGCAGGAGTTGGCAGCATGGACTTTGGCTCTTTAGCTGAAGGAGATAACATAATTGATCAAACGAATCAAAAGATGGATGACCTGGTCTCAAAATGTCACGAGTTGGCTTCGCTTTGTAAAAAAGGTTTTGTCATTGGGTTCGGAAACAGCCAACAAAAAATAGAGTCTATAAAGCAAAGCATTAAAGGTATAGGTCAGTCTTTCAAAGATATATTAACCGACCGAGAGGTTGTAAGCGCAGCTGAAAATCTTTTTAACACTATGGTATTTAATGCCGGAAGAGCTGCCGGGAGTATGGCGAGTATGGGTGTCACTATCGCTGATAACCTGATAGGCGGTATAGACGGCTATTTGAAAGGGAGCAAAGATTATATTAAATCCAGACTGATATCTATTTTTAATGTGCGCAGTGAGATATCGGATCTGGCAGGGGATTTGATCGTTGCGCTTGCCGATATATTTTCAGTTTTTAGCGGCGACAATGCGAAAAGCATCACTTCAAGCTTGATAGGGATCTTCAGTGATGGGTTCCTTGGAGTTATTGACATTGCTGAACAGTTTTCTCGTGATATCCTCAACACGGTTGTCCAGCCTATTGTTGACAATAAAGACAAGATCAAAGAAGCTATTGACAATACATTGGCGCCAATTGCTGAAAGTCTTGGCACACTGCACCAGGGCGTAAAAAATACCTTTGAGAAAATGGCCAAAATGTATGATGAGCATATTAAACCTATGTTTCAAAGCATTGCGGATGGAATCTCAGAGATAGTCGGTACGCTGCTTGATGGATATAACGAGTATATCGCTCCCGTTTTAGATAAGCTATCAGATAAATTTCAAAATGTGTGGGAAACATCTGTACAGCCCATGCTGGACAAGGCAATAGGGCTATTTGGAAAATTGGCTGATTTGATAAAGGTGGTTTGGGAAAATGTATTGCAGCCGGTGGTGAACTGGATAGCAGAGCATGTTATGCCTGTTCTAGCACCTGTGATTGAAGGTATTGGAAACAAATTCCTGAATATGCTGGAAACAATTTCAGATGTCTTTAATGGTTTGTTTGATATATTAGGTGGCGTTATTGATTTTATAACAGGAGTGTTCTCGGGAGATTGGGAAAAAGCCTGGAATGGGATTAAAAATATATTTAAAGGCGTATGGGAAACTTTCGCTGCAATAGCTAAAAAACCAATAAACGCAGTTATAGATTTACTAAATAAGCTGATAGGCGGCTTGAATAAAATCAAAGTTCCAAGCTGGGTACCTGGACTAGGGGGAAAAGGCATTAACATTCCAAAAATCCCCAAGCTGGCACAAGGCGGTTTTGTGAAAGCTAACACCCCGCAGCTTGCTATGATAGGCGATAA